CTATGTATGGTGCAACTCCAACCATATGGCAATGAGCATGGTGGCTGAATGACATGAATGCCTGGTCTTTTACCCAGTCCTCACCACTGCGTATACCGTATATTTTGGTAGTCGATTCTAAGACGTAAGTTCCGCCACGAACACCTAACTTCTCCTGGAGTAGTTTCTTCGCTGGTCTCATCTTAGATCGCAATACTTTCATTTCACTTGTAGCTTCAGTAGAATCAGATTTATCTGACTGCAGTGCAAATGTGATTAACTTAGGGAATTCGTATCTCCACTCGTGGAATCCTAAGTTCTTGCAATGTTTCCATATTTTTGTAGTTCTTCTTTGCATACGCTTGTATCGTGTGTAGATTCCATCACACCTGGCACAACGTGAGGGTAGATGGAGTGATATCGTTTTGAAATCACTTTTACCTTTGAGAACCGATTTCTTAATTCGAACGTAGTCCGGATTCGGATCGTAGATTCTGTTCGAACACTTGTCACAAGTGAACCCCGCTTGCGGGTTGTATTCGAGCGTAAATTTTGCCGAAGGCTCTTTACTTGTTATTGGGGTCAATATCGGTTCTGCTAATTTGACAGCCGGTTGACCCAAGATTCGCATCGGTCACTTGGAGCATTACCAAGTTATTAGACTGCGCAGTATCCAAAGGATACACACATGTTTCTAGTAAACTCGGTAACTATTATACACCGGTTTACTTCTAACACTGCCTATGGCACAGTCAAGTATGACCTCTACCTGTGATAAGATGCTCTTTGCATGGAATCACAATCCTTTAGCCCCTGATAACTATGTTGACATTGCACAATGCCTTTCGATAGTTAATCGTAGAATGTATCGACAAGGAATGAACTACGCTGTAGGTTCCATTGAATTTTACTCTGTCCAGGGTGGCAGAGTTGAAGTTAATATTGTCCCAAGAACTTGGGTTGCTGATAATGCTACAACTAAAGCATTTGAAGCATGGAAGGATCAGAGAGCTGAAGTTTTGAAAGAGAGTCCCTCTCTAAAAGCGAAATGGTCAGATTTTAAAATATTCTTAGATCCACAACACGTTACCAACGGTGTTGGATTAAACTTGACACCTACTGACTCGAATGGTGGCCCATATGCTTTAGGTGAATGGAATGAATCCAATTTCGTCGTCCCAGTTGACGGCGGTGCCGCTGGTGCTGGCTCTGCCCAGGAAGTCACCATGCACGTTGTTGGAGACCACATGCCTGCAGGTTCTTTCAATACTGCAACTACATCAGCATCTCTGATTAAATCGTATGCTGATTCTAGAGCTATAATTTTGTCACCTGATCCAGTTCAACCATCAGGTTACAATACAAATATGTATATTCGCGAATCATCTCATGATGAAATGGCGATTGATATAATTCAGAACGTTACAAATTTGAACGATGAACCACCGTATGATCGTGCTTTATATCCTGGCGGAGCGACAAATGCTCCAGAGCCAGAATATGTAGACCAAGCAATAATTTCTAATTACGGAGATGCTTCTGTTTTCTCGAAAGGAGTAATCGGCAGTTTTATTGCACCTCTGGGTCTTTTGAAAATCACAGGTCAAAACTTTGATGCAGATAATACCATTTCTATGGTTATCAATATGGTCCCTGGTAATTACAAGGGTATCCTTGCCGAAGGAGGCCTGTGAACATGAGTCCCCCAGTAGAAACTTCCGCAGTACCTACGGCTAGTGGCGACGTCGCCACGGGGGCTCGCCTCATGATCCATCTGAAGGAGAATAACTTGCAATATCTATTAGGTATTCTCATTATGCACACCCTTGGTGTGACAGATAAAATATTTGAAGCAGGAGTTGGTTTATGTGGCTAGAATTACGCACGGAAAGATGTTTAGAACCCGAAGGGGAAGATACGGTTGCTATGAGTATCGCAATGGTAAGAAAGTTAAGTTTGTTGAGAAGAGATCTACTGGTCGATATGCTCGTAAAACGAATACACGCAAGTTCACTAACAGGCGTCGATATTAATGTCAATCATTGACAGTATGCGCCAGCGTTCCCTCAAAGAATGGGTTGCTGGCTCTGCAGTTACTTACACTGCTACTAAGATTTCAAAAACACAGTGGCGTAGAGGCCTACGAAATGTAGGTGCCGCCACAAAAGGTTCTGGTCGAATGCTCCATGCATCTTACAGAACAATGCAAGATTTTGCTAGAGCTAATAGAGTTGGCAATAAACCGTTTACGTTCGAACCCATGGTTCCTGGTGCAATTGCCGCTGGAATATATGTTGCAACTCCCGTTGCTATGGTTGCTGCAGCGATGAAATATCCAAAGATTGCTGGCCCCGCACAATCTACTGCAGCTACAGGACAGATCGGAATTGGTTCACGATCAGGACAGATGTTAATTTCAGGACAAATGAGATGGGATGATCTCTTGCCCTGGTAATCGGATTCATCTTCATTATAATCCGAGACGCCGCCCGACTTTTCGCTACTGCGAAAACTTGTGTAGTCGGGAGCTGAAGTAGTGATTGTGTCATGCTAATGACAGAATCGCATGTCTCGGTCAGTTTCCTTTGCGCATACAACCGTATGTCACTGACCTGGTCTTACCCTTTGTAAGATATTTAGTAATGTAACTCGCTACTTGCTTGCGTTCAGTTACAGCCTCATAATTGATAGTGCCTAATCCAATTGGTTTCAATGCTTGGCACTTGTCTTCCAAACCTTTGCCTATGTATGGTGCAACTCCAACCATATGGCAATGAGCATGGTGGCTGAATGACATGAATGCCTGGTCTTTTACCCAGTC